TATAATGTTCACGAATACGTTAACGGATTAGAAATATGAACGTGCAAATGCGTAAAATTACGTAACGTAAGTATACGTAAACAGATATAATTTGAGAAAAGTAGCGAAAAACGATACTAATTACATATAATTTCTAAACGAAATTCACGAGGTATAAACGAAATTCACAAGTATAACTTAAATATGTGAAAAAATGGACAAAGATTTAAGTACGCTGAGAGAGATATTAATAGCCTACGAGAACTTCAAGAAAATGACCAGCGAAACGTTTTCATGCGATGAGCAGGCTATTGATAGGTTTATCGAAGACCAACCCAAAGAAAAGCTGAGCGTTGAAAAGATAATTGAACAGGTTGAAGATATGCACCCCTACAAGGAATCGGGTAACAGGGATTCGTTTTCAGAATACAATGAAGGGTGGTCAGATGCCTGTGATATTTTAGGCAATAGAATACTTGAGTTGTTCTCCGACCAACCCAAAGAAAAAGTGAGTGAGGAAGATGAAATAATGAACGAACATGAAATTGAGGAGTATTTACAGGAATGGTTATTCAATTATAACCTTCAAAGTAAAACAGACTTCAGTTATGCTGAACTGCATCAACTCGTTGAGGACTTACTAAACCACTTAAACAAATAGAGAATGAAAACAAAAGAAACAATAATCAAAATAACAGAGGCTTTCAGTATGCAGCCAAGATCAATATTTGTAGGTAGTAAACTTGATCATTATAATGACAATTCACCTATTGTAGACAAGATTGTTGCAGAGATACGAGGAACGCCAAACACTGACCTTGTGGAGGTTTATGTCGGGTACGACTCAGAAGGTAATAAACTGTTTTCATATTTGACCAATGCTGTAAACGTTGAATACTTAAACAAATAGAGATGAAAAAGACACTTATCATTTTAATCGCTATTCTGCTCTCTGGTTGCGCAGAAGTAAATGAAACAGACCCTGCTATTCAAGGGGCTAAACTTGCTAAAAGGATAAACGCTCAAACATACCTCTATCAGAGAATAGAAGACCTTGAAAACGAGGTATTGAGATTAAGTAAGCAGGATAACGAGCTTGCTGATAATCTTGTTAAAGTTAATAAAAACCTGAATCAGACAATAGAATATCAAAATGAGATAATCAAGCGTCAAAATCAGATTATGGAATATTTAATAAACGAATAGAGATGAAAAACAAAAAGCTAAAGCGTTACATACGGAGGGCGAAGAGGGTAAGGCTCTGCATTATTATATTTCTGGTCCTGCTTACAACCGCTTCAGTAATTACCACAGTGAAACAGTATAAACGCACCCTGGAGCTTGAGCAGGATCTCTGGCAGATAGTAGACGATTACGCAGACTTTAAGGAGTGGCAACACCGACGTTGATAACTTTATTTGCATTTTAGATAAAGATAGTTTAAGTTTACAGAACCAAAGATGGAGTTTTACACTCAAATAAAGAACGGCAAGCTGTTACCAGAATACGCCAGCGACTACGACAAGATTGCGAAGTTAAAGCCGGACACCACGTATAAGGTTAGTATTTCACAACCGCGAAACGTTGCTTTTCACCGTAAATTCTTCGCACTACTTAAACTCACCTACGACAACCAGGAGCATTTTAACAACTTCGACGAACTTCGTCAGTGGTTAATAATGAAGGCAGGGCACTACAAAAGGGTAGTAACACCCACAGGGCAGATGTTTCAACCAAAGAGCATAGCGTTTAGCAATATGAGTGAAGAGGAGTTTGAAGAGGTTTATAGCAGCGTTCTGGATGAGGTTTGCAAATTCTTGGATATTAAAGAAGAGGATATTCAGTTAGAACTAATTTCGTATATGTAATGAAATACACTGACTTTGTAGACATAGACGACGAACCGCGCAGAGTACCACCACCTGAAGGACAGGGCTGCGCTATGTGGTTACTAATTGCTTTTATCGCAGTGGTGACAATATTGCTAATAGGGATAAACCAGTTATGAAAGTACTCAACTTATATGCAGGGATAGGCGGTAACCGTAAATTGTGGACGAATGTTCAGGTAACAGCGGTTGAATTAAACCCTCAGATAGCTGCGGTTTACGCTGACTACTTCCCCGAAGATGAGTTAATAATTGGAGACGCACACCAATACCTTTTAGATCATTATAAGGAGTATGACTTTATTTGGAGTTCGCCACCATGCCAGACACATTCACGGGCGAGACTATGGGGGTGGAAGAACGATGATAGGGTAGAATTTAAATACCCCGATATGAGTATTTACCAAGAGATACTATTTCTACAATATTACTTTGACGGTAAGTGGGTAGTTGAAAACGTCAACCCATACTATGAACCACTAATAACCCCCTCAACTAAGTTAGGCAGACATTTATTCTGGTCTAATTTCAATATACCAACAATATTATACAAAGAGGCCGACATTAAAGACGGTAAGCGCGACGAGTGGCAGGCGCTTCATGGGTTTGATATTTCGGGTTACAAGATAGACAACCGTAAAGACCAGATACTAAGAAACTGCGTACACCCCGAAACAGGGTTACACATTCTAAACCGCGCCAGGGACATACAGACAAGCGAGAAGACACAACAACAAACGCTATTCCAATGAAAAAGTACACCAGGACCTACATTGAGCATTTCGGCATAGGTGAGCAGGATAGTTGGATTTGCGAACGTTGCGGCAAGGTACGGGCAGCGATAAGTTTTGAAATACACCACATAGTATTCAGGTCGCACGGTGGAGGAGACAACATTGAAAACCTCGCAGCATTATGTCACGACTGCCACGCGGCCATACACGACAAGGGAGAAACATTTACACTTAACGACTCAATACTGAAGCGATGAAACAACACGAAAAGGAGTACATTTACAAAACACTCAACAACTACGAAGAAAGGTTGCGACTTCTCCATGAAGCAAATGAATTGTTGAACGATAAAATAAATATTATCATAGACGCAATAATGAAGTAATGGAAAGCCCCACGTCAAATAAGAAACGAGAGCCGCGCAAGTTTAAGCGACGTAAGCGCACACACTCAAACAATAAGTTCTACACCTCTAAGTCATGGCGTGGACTACGGGCTAAATACATTCAGGACTTAACTAACCACCAGTATGAAGACATTCAACACCTGGACACACACAAGGTAACATACTTACTCAGTCAAGTACCGATATGTGAAACATGCTACCGACTATTCAAGGCAGATGCTTACACCACAGTAAACAGAGGGACAGAGGTAGACCATAAAGAACCCGTTAACCCGTCGAACGCACTTGACAGTAAAGGGTGGGGCGCACCGCTTGACGTAGATAACTTACAGTTGTTGTGTCACGAACACCACACACGCAAGACTAACAGAGACGCACGAACAATAATAAAGAAGAGAAATGATAATACCTGACAACACACGAGTATTACGCGGCAGTTACTCATTCAAAGTAGTAAACAAAGCAGACGAACTTGAACGATACTCTGGCACATTTGACACACTACCCGAAGCGATGGCATGGTTTACTCAACAAGGTACGTTTCATGTGGGCAGAGGTAGACGGTTAGTCTTCTGCTGTTACAAGACTGGACGCGGTGAGACTATCCTGGGTGACGAGATAAATATAGACACATTGAAATATAGAACACCACAAAAGAAAACGAAATGAACTACAACAAAGTTAAACCAGGCGACAAAGTACCATGTCACAACTGCGGTGAAGAGTTTGAGGCGGTGCATTATAGCCAGCACTATTGTAGTGATATGTGCAGGGCAGAGAGTAAGGTATTGAAAGATTACGTCAGCTATAAGAAATCATACATAAAACGAAGAAAGAAGGACGGATATAAGACGAAGTACGATAAAGGAATGTGTGACTATTGCGGCAATGAATTTAATTACAAACACAATTCACTTCAAAAGTATTGTTCGAGTTTATGTAAGAGCAGGGCAAAAAGAGAAAAGGAGACTGGAGTAAAACGCAATACAAATTGTGCAGAATGCGGGAAGGTGTTGGCGCGAGGTCAGAGGATATATTGTAGTCAAAGATGTTCTTCAAAGAAACACAGCAGATATTATAAACCAGAAGCAAAGAAATATAAAAAGGTTTGCAGATGTTGTCATGAGCTATTTGAGTCAGATAGCAACCGAAATTATTTTTGCTCAACTGGATGTTTAGATGTATTTAAAGAAAGGAGTAAATATTATAAAACCTTGAAGTACGTCGTTTATTTATTCGGGCATGAAGAACAACCTGGTATTTATTTGGTCAAGATAGGAAAAACTTCAGGCAATAATTTAACTCATAGGCTTGACTCAATACAAACGTCAAACCCAATGTTATTAAATGAATATGGAATATTTGAATTTAACACAGAGCAGGAGTCATTAGATTATGAAAACCTATTACATGAATCAACAATACAATACACAACAAGTGCTGATAATGAGTGGAGGAGGCTGACTGCGGATACATTGATAGATATATGCGAACATAACAACCTGATACACAGGCACTCCGGGGTATATCCTATCGTACCAGCTGACGCTTCAAACCGCGCCTCATAGTCACGATTTTTCACGACCTAATTTCATAAGGGGTATAACTATAAAACTAGTAATAGAATGAGTACATTAAAAAAAGACGCAGCCAGGTATTACGACATCATAAAGAAACACCTAAACAACGTTGATGCTTTGGAGGATGTCGATGAATTTGGTTTAACGATGATGGCAAATGATTTGGCATTGTACTATAACGCCCGAAGTGAGTGCGAGGATAACGGGGGAGTGCAGACCACTCCGAACGGTTACACTGCTATCACGGGTTACTTTACCGTTATGGAGAAATGCAAAGCTAATTTCTTAAAGTTCTCCGAGAAGTTCGGGTTGAGTCCGAAAGACCGGGAGCGGATGTTGAAGTTCAAAGAGCAAAAGAACAGGACTGATAAATTCGATGAGATATGATAGACCCCACCCAATACGCTGACGACATTCTGAATGGTAAATTAGAAGTACCTGAGTACGTACGTTTAGCGGTAGCACGACACGAAGCCGACCTGAAAAAGGACTGGCAGTATTACTTTGATGAACAGGCGGGGTTGCGTCCCATCCGCTTTTTTCACATGCTCAAACTCTACGAGGGTGAAAGGGCGGGACGTTCGTTTGTCCCGGAGGCATGGCAAGCGTGGTGTCTATATATGATATTTGGGTGGAAGCGTAAGGAGGATGACTTGAGAAGGTTCAAGTACGTTTATATTGAAGTCCCGCGCAAGAACGGCAAAACAACGTTTATGGGTGGCATTGCGCTTTACCATTTGATGAAGGATAACGAGAACACACCGCACATTTATTTCGCGGCCACGAAGTACACCCAGGCGTTAGAGTGTCTGAAGGATGCGCGGGGTATTGCGAATATGACCCCGGAGCTACGCAACAGGTTACAGATATATAAAACGTCGATTGAGTACCCCGGCAGAAACGGCAGCATGGAGGCGGTGGGATACAACCCCGAAAAGATGGACGGACTAAACCCGTCGCTTGTGGTGCTGGATGAATTTCACGCGCACCCGGATGACGAGATGTTCAACAAGATGAAGACCGCTTTCGGTGCGAGGCAACAGGGGTTGGTATTGATAATTACAACGGCAGGGACGAATAGAAACAGCGCGTGTTATAATTACCGTCGTCGGTGCGTTGAGGTATTGCGGGGGATAAGCAAGCAGGACAATTTGTTCTCTGTTATTTACACCCCAGACGAAGAAGACGATTGGAAATGTCCGGAGGTATGGCAGAAGGTAAACCCGTCCTGGAATATGTTAAACCACATTGAATTTAAAGACGAGGCACAGGAGGCTATCGACTTTGCGCACGCGGAGACGGGGTTTAAGAATTTGCGGTTGAACGTATGGACGGACTCCGTGGATATGTGGTTGAAGGACGACGACTGGATGCGGTGCGCTGGCGAGGTGAAAGATGAGGAGTTAAGAAAGATACCCTGTTACGTGGGTGCGGACTTTGCCGAAACAAAAGACCTGTGTGCTATGGTTATAAATTTCCCGTTGAAGGACGGCACGCGGCACGTTAAGTCGTGGTTCTGGATACCTGAGAAAAAGGTGAGGGAGAAGGAAGACCACGTTGACTACTGGGTGTGGAAGAAAGAGGGGTTTATAAATGTCATTGGGGGTGATGCTATTAACCACCAGGAGTTAGCGACGGACGTTTTAAAAATATTATCGCGGTACAATGTCATGGGCATGAGTTATGATAAGTGGGGTATCGGTGAGGCGGTTATTCAGGCAATGATAGACATGGGTTACCCAACCTCTAAACTGCATCCTATTAAACAAACCACCGGGGAGTTGCAACGGTCAATTCGTAAAATGGAGGAGGAGATACTTCTTCAGAAGATAAACCATGAAGGACACCCGATACTCAGGTGGAACGTTCAGAACACTGTCTTATATCACGACACTTTCGGAGGCGTGAAGTTCAACAAGTCGAAGGCGGTTGAAAAGATAGACGGTTCTGTGGCAATGGCTATGAGCTTTGCCGAGGAGATAAACAACGATGGCCCAATACAAATTAAAGGCGTAAGATACGTATGATACCACAACGAGCAAGAAAACTAAACAAAACGGACGGTTTTATTGAGGAGTACCGCAAGCTGGTAGGCGATGGTGCTTCAGGTTTATATGCTTACAATATGTTAGAACGCGAATACTATAATTACTTTGGTTATTTTCGGTATGCGGACTACAACAGTTTTTATCAGACAATGTACCAAAAAGAGCGCAATGAGAATAAGGCAACTTGACTGTCGTTGGAGTGCGGACTTCTTCAAGCCGCGACTGGTTGAGAAGTACGGGTTTACGGCCTACCTTGACCGTGATGCCCCCGTGGTGTTCTTCGGTATGTACGGGATAATGGCCAAAAACCAGGCGATGAACCACAGGGGACTGATGGTAATAGTGTGGAGCGGTTCGGACTCCCTGCGTTTGCATGAGCATACGGACTTTGTAGCATGGTGCAAACAGAACGCACATAGGGTTTTTCACATAGCGCACTCGTGGTGGATACAACGCGACTTAGAACATTTCGGGTTAGAATATATCGACAGGGTGGTTCTCCCTGCTGACCTATCGCGTTTTAAATTCGAGGATAAAGCGGGTAACAACGTGTACCATTATGGTGCAAAAGAACGGTTGTGGTATTACGGCACTGACGTTATGCAGGATCTTCGCAGGCGGTGGGAGAAAAGCAAGCTGCACCCGAAGGTTATAATTACAAACCACAACGGGTATAACCAGGATGAACTGTACGAGATATACAAAAGCTGTTTTATTGGGGTGCGGTTAACCGAACATGATAACATGGCGTTGAGTGTTATAGAGATGGCGTTAATGGGTCGGCCGTCGATATTCAACGGCAATGTGCCGGGTGCGATACTTTACGACGATGCGCGGGAGACTTACACCTATGAACCGGAGATACGAAAAAAGCGGATGTCCAGTTCAGATTTGATAAATATAATTGAGTTAATAATGAATAACATGGCGCACCCTTCAAAGCTGTTGGCAGAGGAGGCGCGTGAGTTTGTACATGATGACGAGAAATGGTTAAATACAGAATATTATGATTAGCGTAATTGTACCGTACAACGAAGACCGGGGATACCTGGGGCAGTGCATTGAGTCCATACAAACCCAAACGGGTGCGGACTTTGAATTGATACTCTCGCAAAGTGAGAACAGCGTGGCGTATAACTTCAACAGGGGACTCGAAAAGGCGAAGGGTGAGTTCTGTAAGTTCGTCTGTGAAGATGACTACTTACCACCGTCCGCATTAAACTCTTTACAGGTAGGCATTAAAGACCACCCGTGGATATTCGCAAACGCCATCCAGCATAACCCCGACGGCAGTAAATGGGTTTACCGTCCCGGTGACTACTCCGACGACTTTATGAACTTCAGCGAGAACTTGAATACAAACCGCATACATGGAGGCACTACCCTCTACCGCACTGAAATACTTCAGGGGTTTGGGGGCATGGATGAGGAGTTATGGACGGGCGAAGAGTATGACATGCACCTAAAACTGTGGGGACTTGGTTACAAACCGGGTTACATTAACAGGGAGGTGTACGTTCACAGGTTATGGGGTGGACAGAAAAGCAGAAGGTTAAGACAACAAAATAAAAATGAAAGAGATGAGCAAATTAAAAAAATTCAAGCACGTTATACTGACGAGGTATAACAACGGTATTTACGAACGCGAAGACGCGAAGGAGTGGATGAAGGACAGGTATGAACTGTTTAAGGCCACCCGTGAGAGCGTTCTTTCTCAGGACGGGGACTTTGAGTGGGTTATTGCGTTAGATGGGCGTACTCCCTCAACTTTTGTAGAGAAGCTGTTAACTGATGACAGGATGCACGTTTACTTTGGGGACATTCGGGACTATTTCGACGAATACCCGGTTAAAGACGCAGAATGGGTTATTACCTCACGCATTGACAACGACGACCTGTACAAGCCGGGGTTTGTTAAGACTATTCAGGACAATTTCAGTCCTCAGATAATGGCTATTGACATAGACTATTATCAGTTAGACATACGCGACGGACAGAAATACACCTCCGCACGGGACACCTGTACCAGTCCTTTTATATCATTGGTCGAACCGTCGAACAGGGTTAAGTCTGTTTACTGCCGTCCGCATAACAAGTTACAGGGTGGTTACCCATTTGAGGAGGGTAACAGAAATATAACGGGTGTGAAGCTGCGTGATGTTCTGGCGTATATGGTTATTCACGACGACAACATGGCAAATAAGCTTGTCGGTAAGCCGATTTCAGAATGACATTCGTTTACCCTTACATTTACGGGCCGTCCTGGTGGGCTAAGTCAGGACAATTCTATGAACTTGACTGGTCTATTCAGACGGTTCGTAAGTTTTACCCCGGTGCGGAGGTTGTTGTTATAGGTGACGACCCGAAACTGGACGTTGAACACATACCCGCGAAGCAGGTACAAGTTAACGACCTGGTGGACTACCGTCATGCAGACATAATGCGCAAACTTGAGATAGCGACGGAGCATTTCGATAAATTCGTGTGGATGTACGATGATATTTACTTTTTACGTAAGATTCGACTCTCTGAGTTAAAAAAGACGTATGTTTTATGTGAAATAGAGGATTTAAGCACGTATGTGCGCAAGGGGGGGATGCTTTATACCCGTTTATGGCGCAATACTTACAAGAAAGTGGCGCAAATTACGGATAAATTATACGATTATGAGACGCATATGCCGCGTTATTTGGTGTCTGAGCGGGTGAAATGGCTCATAAAAGAGTACGATTTACACAAAAGTAACTTACTTTTTACTTCACTTTACCCCGCAATATTCGCTGAAAAGGTGGTTAATTTGAGTAAAAACGACGGGATAAGGAGTCATGTAGACGTAATGGGGCCGAATATCGACCTGGATAGGGAGTTTTCGCGCAAGTTTTTAATAATAGACGACAACGCTTGCACCCCGGAGATGACAGATAGGATAAAAAAATTGGTAAAAAAGTGAAAATAATTGCTAAAATACTTGACACGTATTGTTGTTTGTTGTATATTTACATAAACAAACAATAAAACAAAACGAGATGAACGCAACAAAGACAGCCGACGGAACCTACAAGGTTATGATAAATTTTAATAACGATTTGGATTTTGAAGAAGGAAAGGAGATGGTAGTGGTTAAATTAAAAAATGAATCCATAATCGAATCCTCACACGAATTAACAAGATACGATGAAATTGGAGTGTTATCCAAAATTAAAGATGGAGATTTAGTTTAGTAGTTTCTTTTCATAGGTTTGGTTTAGTTAGTAGCCCCCTCTTAACGGAGGGGGTTTTTAAAGGTTAGTACAATGACAGAATTTAAAGAAATACCCACAGGCAAGTACAATTTATTGTTTAAGGGCGAGTCTGAAGAAAATGAAATATCCGTATTCGTTGAGAATGGCAGTATCATTGCATCAACCCAGGATTTAGAACCACACGACAAGTTAGACGTACTTAGAAGGATACGAAAGGGTGATTATTTAATGTCAGAGATAAGCGATGATTTGTTGCGTAAGCTCAAGGAGGTATATAGTAAGAGAGGGGCAGGAGGTATATATTTTATTCAAATGGATGACCCATACACAGAAGATTACATATTAAAGGTGGGTTTAGTTAGGGGTAATTATTGGAGTGTTGAGGATTCAATAGAGAAAAGACTTAAGTCGTTGCGGGTATATTGCCCATTTGAACTAAAAATTTACAGATATATTAAAGCGGATGACTCAGTTCGCAGTATTCAGGGTTTAGAAAAGAGGATACACGAAATATTAGATGAATTTGAATATGTGAAGCGTTTAGAGGGAGAATGGTTTTGTATTAATCGTTCTTATATAAACGAGGTACTTTATTACATTTCAGAAAAAACCAACCATAAAATACACTCCATTTAACATAGGTTTAAGTTTACTTAGCCAGGATTTAGTTTATTTTAGTCAGGGCTAAAGAAAACTAATTGACTTAAAAACACAAGCGTAGTACTTTTGGCACAAAGTTAGTTTCATGGCCAGAAGACCACGCTTTTTATTTTCTAAAAAAAGAGCCACCAGCACGACGGATTTAAAAACCCCGAAGCAGTGGCTTATCGACGTATTAGGAGGTAGCACAAGTTCAGGGCAGAGCGTAAACGAAGAAACCGCTACTAAGTTTGCGGGGTTGCGTGCTGCTGTTGACTTGCGTTCTATACTTCTCGCTTCAATGCCAGTGATGACATTCGAGAAGATTCCCGAAGGACGAAACGAGCTACCTGAAGACCCCGTAACCCTTTTACTTGCCCGACAGCCCAACCCCTGGATGAACGCTTACAACTTCTGGGAGTTGTTAAACAACCACCTTGACTTGTGGGGCAATGCGTATGCAGTAATAACGTGGCGCGGTAGTAACCCCGTCGCGCTTTCTCCCGTTCACCCTTCAGCGGTTGAACCGTTAGTAAATTCAAAGGGCCTCATTTACAAAATTACCGACTTCGAAAAGAAGGGGTTAAAACCAGAGTACCTACCTAAAGACATTCTCCACTTCAAAGGGTTCTCCACGGACGGCATAAAGGGCAAGTCCCCGATACGTGAGGCAGCCGAGGCGATAGGGTTGGGACTCGCAGCGGAGGAGTTTGCAGCTTCATTCTTTAACAACAAGGGACACTCTAAGGGAGTCATTGAAATGGATGGCAACCTGGACGACGAAAGTTTCGACGCTTTCAAAAAGTCGTGGGACAAGAACAAAGACCACGGCACACCGCTACTTGAATACGGGATGAAGTACAAAGAGTTGAGCATCTCGCATGAAGACGCTCAGTTAATTTCTACCCGTCAGTTTCAGATACAGGATATTTCACGCATTTACCATATACCACCGCATTTGCTGGGTGAGCTGTCACGTTCAACCTTCAGCAATGTAGAGCATAGCGACATACAGTTTGTAAAGTACGGGTTGCGGCCTATGGTAAAGAGATACGAAAGGGAGTTAGAGGTTAAACTCTTTCCCAATAACCTTAGTAAATATGTGCGCTTCAATTTGGATGGCATACTGAGGGGTGATACCGCGACAAGAACGGGGTATTACTCCCAGGCCATTCAGAACAGGTGGATGTCACCTAACGAGGTACGCGCACTTGAAAATATGAACCCCCGCGACGGTGGGGATGTGTACGAGAACCCAAATACTACAAGCAATGGAAGTACAACAGAAAATTGAAAGACAATTTGGTGAGGTGCGGGCAACCGAGACGGAAGACCGTAAACTCATGTTTATATTCTCCACCGGGGCGCGTGACCGTCACGGCACAATTATAAACCCTGACGGGTGGCGGTTGGAGAACTTTAATAAAAATGGCATTGCAAGCTGGCAGCATCGGGCATACGGTGACCCCGACCCCGATAATATTATAGGGCCAGCGAAAGCGTGGGTGAAGGACGGCAAGTTGGTTGGCACGGTAGACTTTGAGCCAGCGGATATTAACCCCCTGGCTGACACCCTGTATAAGAAAGCGAAGAACGGCACATTGAACGCGGTATCAGTTGGGTTTAGAGAAATTAGCGGACACTGGGGCGACGAGGAGGATAAAGAAGACCCCAACACCTACTACTTTGATGAGGTGGAGTTGTTAGAAATTTCACTTGTAACCGTACCGAGTAACCCGGAGGCGTTAATGTACAGGGGGTTTGAGGCAGTTACAGCTACCGAAGCACCCAAATACAGTAAATCAGACCTTAGTTCTGAGGTCGATATTAATAATCAAAAATCCAATAACACAATGGAAGACGAAAAAAGAGACGGCCTTAAACAGGAGGTCGAAGTAAAAGTAAACACCGAGGCACTTGATAGGAGTATTGAGAAGCTGGGTGAGACTGTTGAACAACTGAGGGACTTGAATATACCGGGTCCTGGTGCTGGGGATCTGTCTGAGAAGGACAAAAAAGACCTCAGTAAATACTCTATTGCAAAAGCTATTTTGACTTTTGCTGACCCACGCAGAAACCTGGATGGCATCGAACTTGAGATGCACCAGGAGGCGCAAAGGGAGATGAAACAAGGTAAGATGGAGCTTCAGGGCTTGGGAATACCTTCAATTATTCACTCAAGGGCTGACCTGAAGGCGAGCGTTGACGCATCTGGTGGATACACCGTAGCAACCGAAATGCAGGGACTTATCCCGACGCTGAGAAACAACATGGCTTCTGTTAACGCAGGTGCTAAGTTACTAACCGGACTTCAGGGTGATGTTACAATGCCACGCAGGGCTACTGACAGCGCAGCCACTTGGAGAAGTGAAGGCGGGGTTTCAACCCAGTCAGATCCTACCTATGAGCAGGTCACTCTGACCCCCAAAAGGTTGACAACTCACACCGAGTTCACACACCAGTTGCTCCGTCAGTCAAGTATTGACGTTGAGGCAGAGGTTCGCGACACACTGTTTTACAGTATCGCTAACGCTCTTGAGACTGCTGTTTACTCCGGTAGTGGAAGTTCAAACCAGCCCACAGGTATTCTGAACGCCAGCGGTGTTAACGACGGTGACCACGGCTCAAATGGTACTATTCTTAGCTGGGCAAACGTTGTTCAGCTTGAGAGCATGGTGGCAACCGATAATGGTATGGCGGCTAAGATGGCTTATATTACCAACGCAACTGCTGCTGGTAAGATGAAGACCACGCTGAAGTCAACCTACCAGGGCGGCTACATTTGGGAGATGTTCACACCACTGACAAAAGGTATGATTAATGGTTATGATGCTTATATCACCAATACCATTTCTAACGGCATCACCAGGGGTACAAATAACAACTGCTCTGCTTTGATATTCGGTGACTGGAGTCAGTTGCTTATCGGCCAGTTCGGAGCTGTTGACCTTATTGTTAACCCTTACTCACTTGACACTTACGGAACTGTTCGCGTAGTTGTTGCAGGATACTATGACGTTGCTGTTAAGCAGCCGAAAGCGTTTGCAGCTATTGCCGGACTTGAAAACTAATATTTATGGTAGTTAAGATTCTCAGAGGGTGTTTAGACTTAGGTTTTGGTTATCGGGCGGGTACGTATGACCTGCCCGCTGACCAGGCCAAGTTTCTTATAGAAGCTGGCAGAGCCGTTCCGGTCGCGCCCGAAAAGAAAGTAAAAGAACCGGAAGTAAAAACTGCGGTAGTTGAGGATGTTGTAAAACGTCCCGTAAGACGCAAGAAGAAAGATGAAGTATAAGATAGTTACACCAGCGAGTTCACTGCCCGTTAGCGTGGCCGACATGAAGACCCATTTGCGGGAGACTTCTCCCGACCTGGATGGGTTGATTGAGGGTTACATTGAGGCGGCAGTTCAGTTGTTTGAGCAGCGTACTAATAAGTGTATAATGCCGCAGACGTGGAAACTGACCCTGGACGACTCTGAAGTAGTTGAGCGAGTAGAGATATTCAAGTACCCTATATTGGGGTTTAGCTCTATTACGTACTACGACGCGGATAACGCGGTGCAGAGTTTAACTAACTCGCAGGATGACTATATAAGTTTTATAGATGGTAGGCCGGGTTCGTTGATATTCGACGACCCACCTACTACCTATGAACGGGACGACGCTATGAGTATAACATTTTTAGCGGGGTACGATACCGTCCCGAACGATATACTTCTGGCTATTAAGATGCTTGTATGGAGGATGTACGTACACCCAGATGACCCGGTAAGTGAAAGGTTAAGTTTCGTAGACAGAATTGTGAGAGACCACCGCGCATGGCAATGAATTACCAAATAGTAATTGAGCAGGTAACGGAGTCGCGGAGTTCAACGGGTGCGGTAGTTGATACATGGAGTACCCTTGAAACGGTGTTTGCGGATGTGGAGCAGTTGAGCGGTAACGAGAACTTCGTGTCTGAGATGACAGTTTATTATGACATTAAAAAGTTCATTGTTTATTATACGAGCGGGCAGAACGTCACCCCGAAGATGCGGATAAGTTACGACGGTGGGAAATATTACATAACAAGCGTTTCACACAAAAACAGGTTGAAGACTGAATTAATAGCGGTGCGTAACGATGACGAATGATGTGAATATACAACTCATGGGCGCGGAGGAGCTGCTAAAAGTGCTTTCAAACCTTGAGTATAAGACACAACATAAGACGCTGAAGAAGATAACCCGCGACATAGGCACAAAGGTATTCAAGCCTGGGTTAAAAAAGGCACACCCCTACCAACAGATTCAAAAGTCAATAGGGGTGAAGACGGGGAGAAGCACGAGGGTTGCCGCTGCGTTTGTCGGGCCACGCATGAAGCCGTACAGGTTTCAGACAGAGAAGCAAAAGCAGAGCGGCACACATAGCGGATGGTTAGCGCAGATAGTTGAATTTAACAAGGGGGTAAACAGAAAAACGGCAAAGGGATACAACAGGGGCGTGATGGCAAAGGTAGGGACGGGGAGAATGTTAGCCTCTATGAAAAGAGATTTACCGAGGGCTGAAAAACACTTTATAAAGTCCGTCAAAACCATTATCGAAAGGGAGTGGAAGAAATTTAATAAGAGTAGGTTAGCATGAGCATAAGGGCCGCGATATATGATTTACTAAACGACGTTGAAGCGGATGTTTACCCTTTGTATGCACCGCAAGAAACCACCGACCCTTATATTGTTTACAGCATGAGGCAAGAACCGACGCGGACACAGGACGGCTACTATTCAGAGGTAGAATTAACCCTTGAGATATACGCTAACACCTTTGACGAGGCGGTAACGTTGGCCACTGCCATATTTACAGGTTTAGAGGGTGCGAGCGGTACGTATGACAGTGAGACATTAATAATATGTAATTGGGCGGCAGAGTCGGAAGATTATATCCCCCAGTTAGACAAAGTAAATATAACACAAGAGTATAAATTAAAATTTACATAAAATGGCATTAAGAGCTGACAAAATCGTAATTAAAGTACAGCAGCATTCTTCCGGGAGTGTGAATGAGATCATCGCTGAGTCTACGGATGTCAGCCTTGATATATCTTCCGAAGCACTTGAAACATCATCTCAAACAAGCGCACTGAACGCTGCATACATCGGCGGGAAGGTAACAGGTACGGCGAGCGGAAGCTATCTGTTGGCGGCCACGGGCGAGCAGTTTACAAACCTCTTTGCACACATGAATGCGGGGGTGGTTGTTGAGGTTGAGATATTGAGAGACGGAACCAAATTTATTGACTGTGACGGTGTGATTACATCACTTGGCCTCACCGGGGGATTGAGCGATGCACTTGCAACGGGCAGTTATACAATTCAACTGAGTGATAACCTTGCTTAAATAAGAAAAAAATGGCATTAAGAGCAGATCTTTTAGTATTGAAAATTGATGATACGATCATTGCGGAATCCACTGACGTATCAATTGATTTATCTGCCGAGGCGTTAGAAACCACATCACAGAGCAGCGGGCTGAATGCCACGTTTATACCTGGTAAGGTTTCTGGTACGGCTTCGGGTAGTTTTCTACTTGCCTCTGACGGGGCAAATTTCTCTACACTGTTTACAGAGATGAACGCAGGAACAAGTTTCGCGGTAACCGTTGAGCGTAATTCCACGGAGTTCATTGATTGTGACGGGGTGATTACATCGTTAAGCGTGACGGGCGGTTTATCTGATGCGCTTTCAACAGGTTCTTACACAATCCAATTAAGCGGTAATCCTGCAACGTCATGAGAATAGAAACGACAAGGGGGAGCCTCCCTATCAGGTATAGTTGGAACGCACTCAGGTTGATCGGTGATGAGCTTGGACTTAGTATGAATGACATGCTTTCGTTTGACTTAATGAACCGCAAGATAGGCGACACGTTTACGTTCGTTTACTTCGGGTTTGTTGAGGGTGCGAGACTGAACAAGGAGGAGTGCAAGGTTGAAAGCATTGAGGCAGTCGGTGACTTGCTGGATGAGGACAGTAGTATTTTGGCGAAGGCTATTGAGTGTTTCGCTGAGGATATGAGTTCAAAGAAGGAGGGTAACGAAACGGATAAAAAAAAATAACCTACGATGACATAGAGGCGTTAGCTTTCGGTCAGATGGGTTACAATTTAATTGAGTTTTTAGACTTAACCCCCCGTCAGTTTTTCAATGCAGTCGGGGGTTTTGTCCAAAGGGAGGAGACTAAATTAAAAGAGAGTTGGGAGCAGACCAGGATAATATTGACAGCGGTAGTAAACAAACCTGTCTATGGTTATAAACACAGGCCGCAGGATGCAAAAAAGGTGCTACCGTTACCGTGGGACAACGAGACGGTCGAGGTGACGCAGGAAGATTTAGACAGGTTAAAACAAGAGATGCGAGAACATAACAAAAAAAGTAATGGCTAACACACCGGCATATTTATCAGCGATAATAACCGCGAACAATACCAAGTTTAAGCAGGGGTTAGCGGGGGCGAAGGCTTCAATGAAGGGGTTCGGTAAAAGCATTAACAAAATGGGTGCTGGCCTCACTCCGTTTCTTGGTGTCACGGCTGGTATTGCGGGACTGACTTCTGTTATGCGTGGTGCGGGCAGGACTATCATGGACTTCGAGCAGTCTATGGCAGACGTTAAGTCGATTACACGGGCGACCGATGAGGAGTTTAAGCAGCTTGAAGACTCCGCTAAAAAACTGGGGGGTTCAACTAAGTTTACCGCGTCAGAGGTTGCACAACTCCAAAAAGAATATGCTAAGTTAGGTTTCACCACTGAGGAGATACTAAAAGCCTCGGAGGCTACGCTTGATTTGGCGGCAGCGACAGGTTCAGAGCTTGCAGAGGCGGCAGAGGTAGCGGGTACAACTATACGCGGTTTCGGACTTGATGCGGCAGAGGCGGGGCGTGTTACTGACCTCATGGCGCGTTCATTCACTTCTTCAGCTTTAGACCTTGAGAAGTTCAAAGAGTCCATGAAATATGTTGCTCCGGTTGCGAGGGCTGCGGGGGTTAGTATTGAGGAGACAACTGCAATGCTTTCTGTACTCGCTGATGCTGGTATAAGCGGCTCGATGGCGGGTACTTCGCTCAAGAAGATAATGAGTGAGTTGGGTAGCGAAGGAGGTACGCTTTCGGAGAAGCTACGTGATTTATCTTCTAAGGGCATAACGCTTGCTAACGCACAGGATGAGGTAGGCGAAAGGGCAAAGACTGCGTTACTTGTATTGGGTAAGCAAATAGACACCATCCCAAAACTTACAGAGGCATACAATAACGCAAAGGGGGCGGCCAAAGAGATGGCCACTGTTCAGTTAGACACGCTGCGCGGTAGTCTCGCTATATTGAAGTCAAGTTATGAGGGGTTAATATTAACCATCGCTGATGAAGCGGGAGGTACGGGTAATCTAAAAGGCGCGGTTGACCTGGCTTCGGACGCGCTACAAACGCAGTCCCAAATAATAACGGGTGAAAAAGGTGGTAAGGGTGTTATAAAGGCGTTTCAGGATTTAATGTTGCCCATGAAGGCCGTCTTAGATTACAACGTAGGGTTATATACTTCACTTAAAAACCAGATACCTTTATGGCGGCAGTTGAAAAAACTAACGGGAGATAAAGAGTGGACGGGTAGTGCTGGCAGCTTTGGTGGTGGCGGTACTGACGAAAAAGATGGATGGTGGAACGCATGGGATGGTCAAGATGGGGGACTGTTTGGTAGTGGTGATAAAAACGTTAAAATTCCTGCTAAACTTCGCATTATATCTGATTTTGATATGACCTCATCTGAATGGGGAGAGATAGCGTCCGACGTTATGGGATTCATGTTTTCAGATGATTTGTATAACGATGGGTCGTTAATGATGCAAATAAATGCTGACCTGGCGGCAAGTTTTCGGGAGTTGTCAAATAATACACCGGAGGACGTTAAGAGCCTGCACGATGCTATTAAATTACAATTCAGGGGCATTAAAGATGAGTCAGAAAGTTTGTCAGATGTTCTTGCGGTTGCCTTCTCTCAAATAGGTTCTTCTTTCGCTGAAAGCATGGGGCAAGTTGCAGCCGGGACTCAGGATTTAAAAGACACTCTTGAAGACATAGGGGCAATGATATTACAGGCGGCTGGCGACATAATGATAATGGCGGGTCTTAAAATGATTGCTACTCCGCAGGGGGTTGCACTTGTTTTAGGTGGACTTGCTTTAAAGGGGTTTGGTTCTTTTGTTAGTGCGGGTGGCTTCTCTGGCGGTGGTTCTTCGGGCAGTTCATTCACGCCAATACCAACAGATAAATACTTTTCAACGAAACATAAAAGTATATTATACGGCAACGACATAAAAACATCAAGCGACCACGCAACAGATATATATAATAGAGTTGGATAATGGCCTACGGAGCTAAATACAGGATTGAGTTTAAGGACTTTTACGACAACGACATTAAGGTTGATTTGTTGAAAGATGGCTATTCCGGTTCCGTAACGAGCGTAACGCCAACAGATGACCCGTTAAAGATAGAATGGCGTGGCGAAAGAAGTGATCTATTTAAACCCGTCAGGGGCGGTCTTGCCACGTTAAATGTTTATGCACAGACAACAGACCAGTTTAGTGAGTTTTTTAACGCCACAGAGAAACAGTTCAAAATGGAGGTTTATGTGTCTGCCTCGCTTTACTGGACGGGTTACGTTATGGTTGGAGAACACCAACAAGCACTGTTGCCGACACCGTACCCGGTATCTTTCAAGGCGTATGATTTAGGATATTTGCAGGACATAGAATACGACGGCAGCTCAGGCACTCCGATAAAGATAATAGAAGTTATTAATGCGTGTCTCAGTGAAACGGGATTTGGTCTGAACGTAAAAGAGAGGGTGAATATTTACGAGGACAGCATGTTGTCCGCATCTGATGACTCGCCGCTTGAACAGGCTTACGTTTACCCACAGTCACACCTTGATGATGACCACGTAGGGTTAAGCTGTTACGAGGTTCTTGAAAGGGAGCTGCTCCCGTTAAATGCAATATTGATGCAGGAGTCGGGCGTGTGGAATATATGCCGCGTACCGGATATGGCGCGTTCACATTATTACAGGGTATTCAACTCGTCTTCTACAAACATAGACGACGGCACGGAGGACACCACAACGGCACTATCGGGGGTTAATATAATGGAGCTTTCGGGGATATTGATGGCCGCCCCTTCATGGAAGAACTTAAACTTTTTTCAAGACCACGGGTCTAAGAACCTTATCTATAACGGTAATTTTGATATACCTTTTACCTATACTGACTTTTGGACTAAGACGGGCGCGGGGCTTGTTGAGCAGGTATTTGAGTTGCCTTCAATGTATGGCGGTTTTGAAGCGCTTGACGGAGGTCTTTTGAAGGTTACACATTCTGGGTCTCCAGCCTCAACATACGTAACCTATGACACCACATTTGACGTGGACGCTTCAGATAACCTTTGCTTGTATGTGACATACAATGCAATGACAACTTATGGATCCGGTACGGGAACGCCACAGCTTAATTTCTCTATAATTAACGACGATGGCGCGGGGACATTCAATTATTTACAGGCTGACGGAAGTTGGGACTCTACCGCGTTGACGTATATAGATGTCACTGATGGTCAGTATGCGAGTGGTGAGATTATATCTGATGTGTTCACTCACGATGGCACGGTTACGGTTCGATTATATGCCCCCACTGGTATATCAAGCCCCACCAGTTTTTTAACGTACTGGAAAGAGTTTTCTGTTCAGGCTTGTTACAGGGGCACAGTGCCGGATTATAATGATTTATCGGAGTCAATAAGTACCTCAAACCTTGAAGAGCCATCTGACATAGAGGTGGCGCATGGCGATTCTCAATATGGTGAATCTGGCGTTGAGTTAATGCTTGGTAATTACAGGGTAAGCGGCAACGCAACAAGCGCGTGGCAGTCCAACGCTGGCAGTCCGGAGGATGAGATACAACAGCTATGCGCTGATGTTTATAAGGCACAGCATGAAACGACCTCAAAGAAAATACAGGGCACGGTAAAAGGCGAGATTGACTACCTGGATGTGCTAACGGATAGCGACAGTGTACCGTTTTTCCCGGTGTCATTAACTAAACACTTTGCACCATCCGAGCTACAAGGCGAATGGATAGAGATAAAAACCGGGTGGGGTGATGACATAACGGGGACGTTCATTAACGGTTACATGGCTTCTAACCAGTATGACTCTTTTTCCACCACATCGGGCGAATTTGACATAACTAAAACCACGATAGGAGATAACGATCTGGTAACGCTTTCAGGCACTTCGGTAACGGCTGGGACGAGGTATAAGATATGTTTCACTATAATTGATAACAGTGGCACGTCTAACTTACCACAGATGGCTTTAGGTGGCACTTCATTAACGCGTGCATTAGGTTACAACGAACAGGAGGTAATTGCTACCACAACGCAGAGCGTACACAACGACTTTTGCAGCCACAGTTCAGGTAACCTTTGCGACCTTACGATAACGGATATAACAATACAGGAGGCATACGGACTATGACAACATTAAGTCAAAAGATATGGATTTAACAAACAACATAGATAGGGCCATTTATTACGCCTTTTTTGCAAACGCAGGGGGAGGGTTAGACCCTTATCAGGCGGTATATGATGCAATGACAAATAAGCCTTCAAGTTCAAAAGAAGCGTTACAAAGGGCGTTTGTCACTTCACTTGTTTCGGCTGGCGTTTGGGATGAGTTGGATGGTCTTTGGTTCTTGCGACAACATTCTAACGCAGCGAGTGAAGCGTTGTTAAACTGGGTTAGCCCCGGCACGTTTGATGCTACGATAGTAAACTCTCCGACGTTTACAGCGGACGAGGGATTCACTACGAACGGTACAAACTCGTATTTAAACCTAAACTACAACCCGACTACTGATGCCACTAACTTTACTCAGAATTCTGGTAGTATCGGTTTTTATACCTATACCTCATCAGATAATTCAGGTGATTGGGACATGGGAGCAATAGATGCAGTCAATGGGTGGTCGGCAATAGCAGCGCGCACCGGGGGAACTCGTTATGGGCGTATAAATTGCCTGTCAACTCTCTCAGATATAGAAACGGACGGCAGTGGGTTGAGGGTTGCGGTGCGTAGGGCGAATGATGAGTTGGTTAATAATATCAATGGGGTTGATGAGGATGTTCACTCAGGTATAGCCAGCGCAGGGGTGACAAATAGAGATTTGTATTTAGGTTGCTTAAATAATGGTTCTCCCGGGTTTCATTCAGCCAGACAATACGGATTGGCGTTTGTTGGTGGTTCACTTACCGCGTCGCAATTAGGTGCAATATATACAGCGTTTACAACATATATAACAGCGACAACGGCCGCATCAGGTTCATATATGACAGACAGTGAAGGAACAAACGTAAAAGATAGCGAAGGGAATGATATACAAATACCTTAATGAGTTACGATATAACACATAGCACACAGGAATATTCAATAGCGAATACGCAGCAGAGTTACACAGTGACTGAAACTGAGGTAGACCCGTTTGATGGGATGCTGTTTTGGTTAACAACTGTTTCGGGATCTCAGTTATTAGATATAACAGGCAAGGCAAGGCACTTCACTATAACAGGTAAGGACTTTACAGGCAGTTACGTCCCGTTTAAAACAGCGGCAACAATTTCAGCCCCGGCAGGAGATGCAACATTGATAGCGGCAGACGTTAATAGTTTTCTTTATACTGACGGTACACCGAATGAGATACCATTAGTAAAGTTCTTTCAAAATGTGGACTATGAAGATAAGCTGTTTTGTAAGATAGTTTCAAGGACAACAAACGCAGACAGCACTGAAAACGTTGCTCCTCACTTAGAAAATATTGTACTTTATGAAAATGTTCTGACAGGTGCTGCACTTTCACAGGCAAATGACAACTATGGAGTCCCGACAAAAGAGACTTCAAATGTTCAATGGGTAGCTAAAGACGGGGATGATGATACGGGCGACGGTAGCGAGGGAAGTCCGTATTTAACTATTCAGGCAGCGCATAACGCAGCGAGCAACAATGACACTATTTACGTTAAGACGGGGACTTATACGGAGGGTACGTATTTGAGTTTGTTAAAACCCCTAACAATTAAAGGTATTGGGGATGTTGTATTGCGTTCAACGGGTGCGGCATACACTGCGAGATATGCAAACATTGGGGCCATAACCTTGAACTTTGAACGTGTAACATTTGACTGCCAGGAGTTAACCAATAGGTGTTTCACAGATAACCCCGGACTTGACGGGTATGAGGTGAACTTTACGAAATGTAAGTTTTATAATTATTCAATAGATGCGGTATCAATTTCTGCTACCTCTTCAACATCTAATTATACAGACTGTGTATTTATCAGCTCACGATTAGCGGAGGCTTCAGGTAGGGCTACAATAACTACAACTGGCAAAACAAACAACCCTGTTTCAACAGTTACAGGATGTTTCATTGCGGATAACTCCTACGATGGTATTAACGTAAACGTATTGCAACACCACTATAATAAACAACTATATTCGGGCAGCAATTATTTTGTATCTGGGTTTTATTCTACGGGTGCGGATGTTGACTATAAATACAATACATTTATAAGCACCAACTCCCATAACCAGGTAATGGATAAACGTGCTGTTTATGTCGTGGGGGCTACTTCGGTAGATATTGGGTACAACTATATTAATATTGACAGTATTTATAGTTTTATTGCTATTGATGTATTCGGTGAGGCGGGCACAATCACAACGAGTTGTGATATTTACAATAACTATATAATAGATTATGCACATTGGACGCACGTTCTCAGCGTAGGTACAGAAGAACCTGATGCAGGAGATAACCAGGTTCAGAATATAGTAATAGAAAACAATGCTATTTTCTGCCACAGGTACTTTGATTCTTCACAAGAGATAATAACGCACTCACTTTATGTAGGTTTTCAGAAAGACGCAATTATTCGATACAACTATGTTAATGGTGGTGGTATTAATATTATTTATAAGGGTTCAACGGGTACGGACTCAACAGGTACAGCCGCTATTTATGGAAATGTCACCATAGATGCTTACGAAAATGGTATAATGATTAAAGCTATTGAAGGGGTGTTGGTTTATAATAACACCATCTGGAATGAAAATGCAATTAGGAGCGCAACGAATCAGCATTCACTTTACTTATTGCCCAACTTAGGAGGGGACGACCCCGAAAACACAGTAGTAAAAAATAACATTATAGTAGACGTTTCAACAAATGCGACAACCCATTTAATATTTTTAGCAGCTTCTTTAACGGGTGCGGATGTGCTGACGTTTGATTACAATGTTATGTATTCAGCTAATGGAGCGTATGGTTGGCGTACTGATATGAGGGATGCTACTTTTGCACAATGGCAGAGTTTAGGGTATGACGCTAATTCGGTAGAGCTTACTTCGGTGCAGGCTGCGGCATTATTTACGGATGAGGACAACGAAGATTTCTCACTTGCAAGTGGTAGCGAGGCAATAGAAGCAGGTGAAACTCTGGCGGCTACTTATGATGATGGTTTGGATGAAACAACCGACTATGGAGATACAAGCACAATACCTGTAATAGTTACTAAACAACAAACCGCACCCTGGGACGCAGGGGCATATATAAGTTAAAAATATGGCAACACATGACATAAGAAGGGCGGCGAGCGTAGACATTAAATACAATATTAACGAGTCGTTTGTATGGCAGGGGACTATCACCGATAGCGGGGTGGCGGTTGACTTGTCAGGAAAGACGCTTGTTTACTCTGTACGTTCAACTGACAGTGGCACAGCAATAGACACTGCAACAACGGCAAGTGAAATAGTAATAAGCGGGGCAAGTAATAATATTGTAACCATAACAATAGACGCTATAAGCGGTATAACGGAGCGCAGTTACTACCATGACTTAGAAAATACAACAGATAATAAAATGCTATTCGACGGCAAATTAATAGCCGGGTATGGCGCATATGGAAGTTAATACCTTAATAAATAAACACAATGAAAAAGTTATTATTCACAATTACATTAATTCTGTCCTCAGTTTATTTATTGGGGCAGAGCTGGGATCATAGTTACACCTATCTCCCGGCAGATTCTATTTTAACCAAGGACTCAGTACAGATACTTGTTATTGCGGCTGACCCTGCGGATGACACCACGTTCACTATGCTTGTGTCAGACCTTGACGCACTTTGGGAGGGTGAGCTAAACAACGAAGCGGGTTTGTATTCTGCCTTGTCAGATGTTAGTCAGTTCTTAGAGCCAGCCGATGCGGCTACCTTGTTAGACGGTACAGCATGGAGGTTGTTCTATACGGACGCAAGCGGGGACGTTACAGAAATAGCGTTAGGTGCTTCGGGTACTTACTTACAAAGTCAGGGCGCAAGTTCAATACCTACTTGGTCAACCCCTGCCGGGAGTGGGGACGTTTCAAAGGTGGGCACTCCCGTTGATAACCAGGTGGGCATTTGGACAGGTGACGGTACTTTAGAGGGTGACGTTGACCTGACATTTGACGGGGATAATTTAACCGTTGATGGCACTGTAACGGGTACGGGCTTTACTATCGGTTCAGCAGCTATTACGGAGGCTGAACTTGAGATCCTGGACGGGGCAACGCTAACCACCACAGAACTAAACTACGTTGATGGGGTTACTTCTTCTATTCAAACGCAGATAGACGGAAAGTTAAACGAAGCTGACACCATTGCGGCAAATACGCAAGTATGGATGTTAGCCGACACCATTGTATTAGGTTCGTTCAGCAAGGACACCACCACCGCAACGGGGTTCTACGGTTCGTTTTATAACGGAGGCAGCGACACCTTAGTAGTAACAGAAATGCGGGCGGTGCTTCAGGGTACGACTCCGAGTGTAACCGTTGACGTACAGTGGCACGCAACGTTTAACAGCGGTTCGGCTACTGACTTAAACACCACCGCACCGACAATAACAAGCACCACCACTGGGGACAGCGATACGACTTTTGATAATTCGGAGATTCCGCCCGGCGTGTGGGTATGGATGGAAACACCGACTATAAACACAGCGGCTACCTATATAAGTGTAACGCTTTGCGGGTATCGCAAAAACGCAGCATACTAATGAAAAAACTATTTATACTTCTTAGTATTATACTGCCTGGTATATTATACGGGCAGGGGATGAACGTAATGCACAACGGCAATAGGGCGACTTATGAGAGTGGTGGGGTTACTGTTCCCGATGTATTAACTAATACGGATAGCACACTTGGCTGGTGGGAAGTCGCTTCTGCTAATATAACCACAGACGGACAGGACAGTTGTACGCAACTCAATGATTTAAGCGGGAATGATAATCACTTGACCGCATCCGATGGAACGGGTGCTGCACCTTATTATGAGCCTGGGAGTGATAGTCTTTCGTTTGATGGGGTAGGTCAGTATATAGGGGTCAATATAGCTGCGGCTGATCAACCTGTTACATATTATGCAGTATTTAGAAAGTGGTTTGAAACGGATAACCAGGCTTTATTTGGCGGCAACAATACGGCGGTAGGGAAGGTATATCTAAGGTCAAGTGATAGACCTGCGATGTACTCCGGGGCTACACTTACAGCCACAGGGGGAGATATACCGGATGGAACGTGGGTTATTGGTACGTTTAAGTGGGATGGAGCAAATAGTTACATGAAGATTAATAATGTTACCGAAGTGTCAGGGGATGCGGGTTCGAGTAATCCTGATGCGTTTTCTGTTGGCAATGTTAACGATGGGTCAGTTGCATTTACACGTATGACATTCAAAGCTGGGGTTGTAAGTGTGGCTACAAGTGCGGAAACTGAGACCGAAATTTATAACTACTTTAAAGAAAAATATGGATTTTAAACAATATATAGGATTAATATTATTGTTAATCCCGATTGTTCTTACAGGACAGCCTTATTATGTTGGTACTAATGGAGATGATGATACTGGCGATGGAAGTAAATCAAATCCGTGGTTTAATGTGGGATATGCCATGAACCAATGTTCAGCGGGCGATACGGTTTACGCATTATCCGGCACATACGATTACGACTCTCAACAGACGGTTAATGTAAGCGGAACGTCTGGCAATTATATAGTGCTTATTTCAGAAGCAGGTCACCCAGATTCAGTAGTATTTGATTTTAATAATTACCCTCAATCCACCACTCCGTCTGAATCTCTATACGGCATTTACGCTATTAACCAGAGTTATTTAAAGTTTGAAAGATTTTCCTTGAGAAGGTTACTCGCTATTGACACAGACCAAGGTAGGGCACACGGTATGTATTTTCAAAACTGCGATGAATTGTATTTTGATTGGCTTGTTATAGACAGTATAGCCGGGCGAGGCATACAGGGGTATAATAGTAGAACAGCAACATTCAGAAATTGCGATTTCTCATGGTGTGCTGATCCTCAGGATGCTGACCCAGGAAATGCAGGCGTAGGAATTATATATTTTGCCACTACTGATAGTTTTACTGATACACTGAAGGTGATTGGTTGCAGGTTTTGGCAAAACGCAGATCAAGGGATTGAAACCCTTCACGGTAATGTAGCTATACTTGACAGTTGTTGGGCGTGGGACAATGAGTTACAGTCAGAGGGTTATACCAGCGGTACGGGCAATGGATTTAAGCCCGCTTTAGGATTCGACTCGAACACCCCTATAACCATGCAAAGGTGTATTTCTGCTTTTAATATTTATGGTATAAACGAGAACACCTCTTCAGGTGGATACAAGTTTAATTTTAACTGTTATAGTAATACTATTTATAATAATTCAAGCAGAGGGATATTATCAACAAATTATCCAACTGGTGGGACTTCCCGTGAAAACATATATAAGAATAATTTAGTATTTGATAATGGTACGTATGATTTACAAATTCAGGACTCTATAACCCTACACGAATACAATTCATTTGACTGCCCATTTCATACCGTTTGTTATGGAAGCTATTTCGACAGTCCTTCAAATGTAAACACTTCAGACTTTATAAGCGTACCATCAAGTAAAGCTGAATGTGCTACTATATTGGGTGCTGATCGTGGTTCTGATGGCTCATTACCCGACATTGGCGATTACTTTAAACTTGCTTCTACTTCCGACCTTATAGACGCAGGCACAGACGTAGGTTTATCTTACTCCGGCACAGCCCCCGACATAGGAGCATTTGAATACACTCCCCCAACCCGATTTACATTAGGAGGTAGCAACCCATTAAGACACAACGGTAAAACATTAATAATACGACAATGAAAAGTTTTTTTAATTTCTCAGTAACGTTAACATGGAGTAAGATAATGGCACTTATTGTCATATCCCTTGCCTTTACCATTGACATATTAGCAGACAAAAGCGGCACGGTGTTTATGTTCTCCATACCGTTCGTAGTGTTTTTGATAACCGGGAAACAAATGATAGATAGCAGAAAGTAAATGGAGTGGATAATAGTTGGTATAGTAACCCCCATAGTTCTGGGGTTGGTGGCGTACATATTCAGACGGTTGGATAAGTCGTTAGACGGCCTTTCAGCATCGAATGAGAAACTGAGCGGTACGGTATCGGGGTTGAGGGCTACTATGATGGCACAGGAGGACATACTGTATGAAGCTAAGAAAGAGATAAAAGAACACGATGTTAAACTTGATTCGCACGAGGTGCGGATAACTGTAATAGAAAAAAGCCATGAGTGATGAATGGAAAATTGAATCAAGGGAGGAGTGTCCTCAGAAACTGTTTGAACTTGTAAAAAAGAAAACCGACCAGGATAAACAGGATATATTAGACCACATTGACAATCGCTTTAAAAGTGTTGCGCCCACATGGCAGATGGCAATAAATAACAAAACTCATTCTATTATAAACTCAACCCTTATAGTTATTATATTTCTTTTCATGGCGGTATTTTTAACATCTTGCTAATGCCAAAGTTCAGTAAAGCATCGCGCGACAAACTTGCAACCTGTCACCCGGATCTTCAAACCCTGTTCAACGAGGTGATAAAGGGGAGGGACTGCACCATCATTCACGGCTACCGCTCTCCTCAGTATCAATTTGAGTTATTCAAAAAGGGGAGGAGCTTCATAGACGGGCGGTGGAAGGTAGTTAAACCTCAACACGTAGTTACTTACATGGACGGGTACGAGAGACTCAGCAAACACAATATGAAACCCTCACACGCTGTCGACGTTATGCCGTGGTATGGTGTTAAACCTCACATCCGATGGGACGACTTCGATGGGATGCGTTCTTTCGGTGCTTACGTCATGGGGGTTATGGAGCAGCTTATTAAATACGGGGACATTCAGAGGCCCGTTGAGTGGGGTGGTACGTGGCGATGGTTGGACTATCCCCACTACCAAGTAAATTAAATTTGGTTTATTCAAATAAATTACGTAATATTGAAAACATTATTCAGTCAATGGGAGTGTGACTACGTCGAATATAACAACCCTGACGATGCACAGATTACCTATGAGTCATTTATTAAGGTTAAAAAGTTTCTTGGGATACCTTACTACAAAAGGAGGTTTCGCAAGGATTGTAATATAACAAACAAAAGAGCAACAAAAAAAACAGGATTCAAATGAAAGCACTATTCGAGTTTTTAAAGTTAAAAGTTACCCAATTTGGTAACACGGTAAAGTCAAAACTGCAATGGCCCGTTTGGTACTTCGCAGGGATGACCGTTCTGCTGTTTCTCTTATCAGTTGAAATTCTTGGCACATGGTCAGCATGGGCATATTTAATGATAGGATTTGCAATATGGGGTTACGCAAAGACCGTGCGGGGTTAATATTACTTGCCGTTTTTTTAGTGGCCTTCGTGCTGGGCGCGCTGTTCGCTAAACAGATGATATGCCAGGGGGACACCCCACAGGCAGATACTACGTATATTTACGATACGGTAATATACGAGATACCAACTGAGATACCCGTAGCTGATACTCTATATATTCACCAGCCGTATCCGGTAGAAGTGGAGGTAATAAAGCATGATACCATCCCGCTTACGGATACGGTTTTTATTTTTGCAGAGTGGCAGACTGAGCGAGTATATTACGACACCCTCCAGGATGCTAAATTACGCGCGTATTTACACGAACGGGTACAGTTCAACCGCATCACCCACCGGGACTTTTCGTATCAAATACTGTCCCCTACGGAGGTAATAACGCAACACAAGAACCAGCACTTTGTTTTTGCGCAAATGCGGATATATGGTAACTCTGCTGACGCGGGGTTTGCCCTGTCCCTGGATTACGCGAATGAAAGGTTTATAGGCGGCATTGGTTACGACTTCACCCGCAACTATGTATTTGTAGAAGCGGGCATACCTATACTTAAATGGTAAATCATAGTCAACTTTATTATTGTTCTTGCGGTTGGTCTGGCTATTTCGCAGACACCGAGATTCACAAAGAAATAAAAAAAGGATTATTAACTTACACGGCAGTACATTATTGTCCTGACTGTGGAGAAAAAGTAAAATAATGGTAAATAAAATACGCCCAAGAATAACACAAGAAGAATATAAATTAATACTTAACGCAAGAGAAAAAAGTGGCAGACAGCGACACCACAAACAGACAACCGAAGAAACCACCATCCCAAAGATATTAATACTCGACATAGAGACAGCCCCGGTTCAGGGGTATGTCTGGAGGCTATGGAAACAAAACGTTTACATTGACCAGGTTGAAAGCGATTGGTTTATGTTATCATGGGCTGCTAAGTGGCTCTTTGACTCAGAGATATTTAGCGATGTGTTGACACCTGAAGAGTCGTTAAGCGAGGATGACGAGCGGATAAGTAAAAGTATGTGGGAGTTTGTAGATCACGCCGATGTCATTATAGGTCATAACGTGGACGCTTTCGATATGCCAAAATTAAACACAAGATGGCTTATACACGGCATCAACCCTCCATCACCATATAGAACCGTAGACACTAAGAAAGAGGCTAAAAAACGGTTTTTGTTTTCTTCAAATAAACTTGATTTTATTGCAAGGGTTTTAGGTACTCCTGTAAAAATGGATGACGGTGGGTTTAATACCTGGAAGGGCTGCATACATGGAGAAAAGGATAGTTTGTTATTAATGGAGGAATACAATAGGGAAGATATAAACGTCACTGAAGAGGTTTATTTAAAGCTGCGTCCCTGGATAAAAAACCATCCAAACTTAGGGCTTTATTATAATGATGATGGCATTAGATGCCGCGTATGCGGATCTGAAAATCTAACATGGGAAGATGGCAAGTGTTATGCTACTCCATTAAATAAATATTCAGTTGTTCGTTGTGATGAGTGCGGGGCAATAGGCAGGGCGAGGGAGTCGGCAATAACAAAAAATAAAAACAAATCTTTATTGGGCAGTTGTCCTGTATAATTTAAATCTATTCTATTTGCATATTCAAAAAATAAAATATAAATTTGTATATTATGAGTTGGCGGGCTCTAATAAACTTATTAAATCCTTGCGTTAGTACCCGCCGCCACGGGGAAAGCGTGAGGATATTTTTTATGGAAAAATGGAAAGATATTGATGGTTACGAGGGTAAGTATCAAATTAGTAATTATGCCAGGGCAAGAAACATACAGACTGGGAATATTTTAAAAACGGTGAAAGGAAAAACCGGGTACAAAGTGTTATCGGTTTACAACGGGAAACACAAAACATTCAAACTTCATAGGCTAATTGCTTTGGCGTTTATACCAAACCCTGATAATAAACCCTGCATAAACCATAAGGACGGAGATAAATTAAATAACTCTATTGAAAACCTAGAATGGGTCACGCATTCAGAAAACAACAAACATGCTTTTGACAATGGACTCAAAGACGTTTCTAAGATTAATTTTTGCAATGGATCGAGATGCTGGGCTTCTAAAATAACAGAAAAGGACGTTGTTAAAATAAAACAACTTATTTCAAAAGGGATCAGTCTTGGCGTTATTTCTAAAAAATATGGCGTAACTAAACAGTCTATTTTTCACATAAAGACTGGTAGAAATTGGGCATGGGTTTAGTGTTTCTTTGTCTTGTTTTGCACCCTCTGTTTCGGCAGGGGGTGTTTTTTTTGAAAAAAAGTGTTAAAAAACTTGACACGTGTTGTTTAAAAATATATCTTTACTTCAACAAACATTAAAAAACAAACGTTATGAACTTTTTCGAGCAATTTACACCAGAACAAATGCAAGCACAGTATTTTGAAAACTACAAGGGGCTTGTAAGATTAAGGGACAAAGCATTCTCAACAGGTAAAAAGGTGAATGGATATACGCATGAAGAATTAAAACAACACGCTATTTTATATAAAAAATTAGCAGGACTTTAGTAATTTCTTTAGATATGAATCACATGACAATTGACAGTCCAAACGCTTTGAGGCCATGAGGAAAGCGCGTGAGCAGTTAATGAAGATGGCTATTGACCAGGATATTGCAGACCCGAACACGGGGGAGGTTATACAACCCGCAGTAAAAAAGAATAGTGAATTTTTAAAAAAGATAAGATGATTAAGTTACAAATTGACGTTAAGAAAATTGACAAAGACAAGCTGTTTAAGGGTGAAAAGGGAGTGTACCTAAATGCAGTCCTCATTGAGACACCCAACAGCGAACACAGCGACTACATGATAGTCGAAGAAACCACTAAAGAGGAGCGCGAAGCTGGCAACAAAGGGACTATTCTGGGTAACGCTAAAATACTTGTGAAGCAGAACCAGGAGTTGAGCGAAGAAGATAAGTCTGATTTACCTTTTTAAAAAAATAGGGGTATATGGTTGAGTGAGGCTTGTACCGAAAGGCAGAAGTCCAAAAACCTAAGTACCCCTGTATAACTCCGGGGGTAGGCAGTTAGGCGTTTGTTTTGTTTTGTTTGTTCAAAAAGTCCTACCCCCATTTTTTTGAATTATAAAATAAATTACTATATTTGTATTGGGTAACGTTAGCGAAATGCACAAATTAATTATTAATACAAGCTCACCGGGGGGACTTACCACTTTTCTAAGTGCTAACGTTACCACCCCCTGGTGGGCTTTAATTTTTTTAGTATGGAGATAGAAATTTTAGAAATGTACCCGCTTACGGGTGACGAAAATGTAAATGACGCGGACGGCAAAATTGTACTTGACGCTGTCAAAGTCGACTACCTTGCAAAACACAATGAGTTAACGCAGACAACCGGGAGTTATATATGGTACTGGGACAGGTATGCGAAGAACAAAAGCGAGTTAATAACAGAGATAAGAGCTGCTATTAAAAATGCTATACAGGGGTAAGAAGGATCTGCGGATGGTAGAGTCCGATACTTGGGAGTCTGATTTTAATTGTTTAGAAAACGGGGGATTCTTAATTACGGACTTCTACCTTAACGAAATACGGTTAGAAGAATATATTAAAACATCATTGAATTAATGGAGACACAAACACAAGATAGCTTACCTTTGAGGATAGAGGCTAATTCGAGACAAGAATGGGAGTCTCAGCTTATTAATTTAGGCACTATTGAAAGACACGTACAGTTTTTTATAGGTGATAAAATTCTTGAAGGTGAGGGCAAGGGATACATTCAGCGCGGCATTTACGACAGGGTGGCAGAGCTTACGGGGATAGAGAAGCAGACGTTGAAAACATATGTTTATGTTTGCAATGCTATTAAAAGGTTTAGACGTCTAAACGAATTGCCTTATTCACACCACCATGAAGTCGCTAAACTCTCGCCAGAACAGCAAGAGTATTTTTTAAGGGAGGCGGTTGAACAACGTTGGAGCGTGTCTGCTTTACGAGAGGCTATAAAAGCTAAAGAAATAGATGAGGCACAAGCCGAACGAGATGCAGAAAGAAAGGCAAAAGCACCTTCTATATATAATGAAGATTGTACGCAATTTTTGACGAGGTATGAAGATAAAAGTATTGACTTACTTATAACTGATCCCCCATACTCAACCGATATTGAAGACTTGCCCTCATTTCTTGACACTTGGTTATATGACGCGCTCTCAAAGGTGAAAGATACCGGCAGGGCTTTTATATGCATAGGTGCTTACCCTATTGAAATGTATACTTATTTGGGGTATTTATTAGAAACTGATTGGATAGTAGATAACCCTTTAATTTGGACTTATCGTAATACATTAGGGCAAACTCCAAAGATGAAATACAATTTAAACTATCAGGTAATACTTCACCTATATAAAGAAACATCTTTACCGTTGGACAATAGAATAACAAATGAAATGTTTTCAGTCCAGGATATTAATGCACCTGATGGGCGCATAGGTGATAGATACCATACTTGGCAGAAACCAGACAAGTTAGCTGAAAGGTTAATAACACACACAACCAAACCGGGGGACAAAGTTATAGATCCCTTTGCGTGTACTGGTACTTTCTTATTAGCAGCGAGTGAATACAGTCGTTTTGCTGCCGGATGTGATATAGATGAAGACGCAATACAAATAGCTGAAAAACGTGGATGCAGGAAGGAAATTTAAGGATTGTTTAAGTGATACCGCAAGGCATTTTGAGGAGTTAGTAAAGCCTTTACTTCAAAGGTACAATAAGTTTAAAACCGTTACAAGTGTTGAAGCTAATAGTACCGAGGAGTTAGCGTATATGTTAGATGTAAATGTTGGGGTGGATGCATTTTTTTCTAACTCCACAGGGATGGGAGGATTAGCAAGTAGAATACAACCGAAATGTAAAAAAAGCTGGAACACATTTACCGTAAGAAAGAGTCGTGAAAGTGGAGTTAAAACAGAATATCAAAAGAGAAAAGAAGCTATTGAAAGTGGGGGAGAATTGTTTTATCCTTATTACACCATGCAGGCCTATTTAGATGAAGAAGAATCTTTATTGTCGTTTGCCGTAGCTAAAACAGAGGATATAATTGAGTTAATTGATATTGGAGAATGTACTACAAAGCATACAGGCATCAACCAAAACGGGCAAGCAGAATTTTATGTTGTATCATGGACTACATTTGACAAGAATAACAAACCGATATTTATATATAAACCATGAAAGACCCCGCTTTTTTATTTTACAGTTCAGACTTTCTCACCGGGACGTATTTAATGTCCGACGAACAGGTTGGTAAATACATTCGTTTAATGTGCTACCAGCACCAGAAAGGACGTATTAAAGCGAAGGAGTTTAATAAAATTGCGGAGGGTGACGAGGACTTAATTGAGAAGTTTACCAGGGACGAGCAGGGTAACTTCTACAACCCTCGTCTCGAAGAGGAGACTGTAAAACGTACTAAGTATTGTGAGAGTAGAAGAAAAAACTTCAAAAGTAAAAGCTCCCATATGGAGACACATATGGAGACACATATGGAGTCCCATATGGAAAATGAAAATGAAAATGAAGATGTAAATAGAAATGTAAGTACTACTCCGCGCGCAAAAAAATGTTTAATGAAGAATTCTGGTTTAACACTTGAACAGGTAAAAGAAGCATTTGAAAGAACGGACGACTTAAAAACAGCAAACTATAAATACTACTTTCAAGCTGCAATGGACTGGAGCGACAGCAAGGGAGAGATGCGTAAAGACTGGTTAGCTACCATACGCACTTTTGCACGACGCGACTTAGCGGACGGCAAGTTAAAAATAAAGTCTTCAGTGACGGCCTCCAGGACGAACGCAGCACCACCAGTCCCGAAGGACTACGGTAAACCTTCAAAGACTGCAACCCCGATGCCGGACTCATTACGAAAACGCTTTAACAACATAGGAAATGAATAACTGCACAGGTAAATTCAAATACAATGGAAACGATATTTTATGTGAACGAAAATGGAGGTGTAAGCTATACCCGGTTAAGGTCAAGAACGCTAAAACACCGAAGAGCAAGACAAACCCTTGCGAACACTTTAAAGCAGCTTTTGCCAATTTACAGACGACGTAAGTTGAGCTTCGGGAGTGTAACGTATTTAATGGGTATTCAAATTGTGAGGTATGGAAAAAATTAGCAGACTACACGACATTTTAATAGAGCGTTTACCACATATTAAGCGGTGGAAGAAGGTAAGCGTCGGGACGTGGGACAAGTCCCCGCAGTGGGTGAAGGACGTTTACCCAGAGAACAGTGACAACATTTACATTTGTTGGAACGGTAAGAAGTCACAACACAACACTCACGACTACGAGATAAAGGAGATACCGTTAAAGGACATAGACAATTTAATAACCCGCAACCTGGAACGGTTACGGAATGAAAGGAGCGTATATAAATGACAACACTAAAAACAGTTATCCAGAGGTTAGACAACCTCATGAAACTCCATGAAAGCGCATGGCCGGGCAAAGATGAGTTTTCGGTTAGCTTTACATTCATGGAGGAGTTAAAACAAGCACTACTGCAATTCGCATGGATAGACATTGAGCAGGAGACACCAGAATGTCTTTACAAAGATTTTGAAACTGATACTTTAAGGTGGAGTGAAGAGGTGCTGGTATTTCGCAGTACCCGGTTTCATATTGACGTTTTCGACTACTTAAAGGGGTGTTTTGCGGGTGACGATGGTGACCCCGAAAGCACACACACCGCGAAGTATTGGATGAAATTAACAGAACCGACACCATGAAAAACGCAGAACAGGATTATTCAGTAGGCAGTGTTTTTCTCAGTTCGTTAAACACCCTATACCAACGCGGCCAATTAGAGAGAATGCTAATGCCGCAACTTGAGTCACGGACACGGGTAAAGGTTGACAGCTTTACAGACTTTGAGTTATTAAACGACCAGGAGCGGGTAGAAAGGATACGGTTGGTTCTGACGCAATTCACCGGGGTTGATGAGAAACACGACTACAAGTGCAGGGACAGGGCGTTAGTTGAATACCGCCAGTTGTTAGCTTACCTGTTACGTAGGTACACAAGTTTATCACTTGAGGAGATAGGTTTCATAATAGGACGCAAAGACCACGCAACGACAATACATTCAGTGAAGACTATTAAAAACGCTATTGAGTGGGACAAGGGTTACGCAGCGAAGGTTGAACGCATAATTAACGAGCTATGAAATGTATAAAGTGTGGCAACAGCAGGGACGTTGACCCCCGCTATGAAATATGTGAGGAGTGTTTACGGTTGGATGTCTGGACGGCACTCACCGAGGCACTGAACCCGAATAACGTTTATGATTCGCAACTTGTAAAACGCATACTGTGAAACTTTACAAAGTACCACAAAACATCAGAATACTTTTCGAGGGTGAGGAGTATTTCTTTCACCACGTTGACGGGATGTATTCTTACTGCACCCAGGGAGATGAGGTAGTTCACCTTCAGGCATGGGCAGAGGTAGAAGTAATTCCGAAAGTCACTAAAAATGAAACAAAACAGAAACACAATGAGCGCACAAAAAATTAAAGGTTACAAGGTAATGAATCCCGACTCAACGTGTCGTGGGTTTAAGTATGAAGAAGGCAAATCCTACAAGCATGATGGTAATATATCCATGTGTAATACTGGTTTTCACTTCTGCAAAGAGCTAAAAGACTGTTATAATTATTACGGGTTTGATTACAAAAATCCCGTTTACGAGGTAGAGGGTAGCGGTAATATTATAGACGAGGAAGACAAGACGGTATGTTCTGAACTTAAGATAATACGAAGACTTGAATTGCCTGAAGTTTTGGATTTACTTAACTTGTTTACCTCATACAACAGCGGCTCATACAACATGGGCTCATCCAACAGAGGCTCATACAACATGGGCTCATACAACAGCGGCTCATCCAACAGCGGCTCATCCAACAGAGGCTCAGACAACAGAGGCTCAGACAACAGCGGCTCATACAACATGGGCTCATACAACAGAGGCTCAGACAACAGAGGCTCAGACAACAGCGGCTCATACAACAGAGGCTCAGGCAACAGCGGTATTTATAATTATGGCTCTTACTCTGTTGGCGTGTTTAACTATACCTCATTTATAGGAGAAAAAGATAACTGCTGTTGCTTTAATGTGAAAACAGGCATGAGTTTAATGCAGTTTTACAGGAAGTATATGACTGTTTTAAAGGAGGTGAAGGCTCATGATTTCCGTAACGTTAACACGCTTCCTGGCTATACAGAAAGCAAGTGGAGTAAAATAAGTAAGTATTCATGAAACAAAAGAAATATCCAATAGCATTTACAGAGTTGGAGGTATATGTGATGGCTCACATTACCCGGCACTTTGCAGACTTTATGTGTGGAGATGACCGACCCGACCACGGGATGGGGATATTGAAGGGGTACAGGGAGGCAAGCCGTAAGTACAGGTTTGACGAGGAGAAGCCTGAATACATAGAAGCGTTCTATTCTGCTATGGGTAAGCTGAACCGCAAGGACAGGAAGATAAAGTTTGGTAAATTAAGGTCAGAAACCGAGTAAACATTAAATAAGTTCTAATTTAAGTACTGTGAGTACCAATAACCGGATAAATATAATGTTCACGAATACGTGAACGGATTAGAAATATGAACGTGCAAATGCGTAAAATTACGTAACGTAAGTATACACAAAACTTCACAGAAAAATGGACAAAGATTTAAGTACGCTGAAAGAAATATTAATAGCCTACGAGAACTTCAAGAAGATGACCAGCGAAACGTTTTCATGCGATGAGCAGGCTGTTGATAGGTTTATCGAAGAGAACCAACCCAAAAAAAAGCTGAGTGCTGACAGTTGGGCAAATCTTGAAGAATATAAAGAAGCAGTTGAGCATTATATCGAATTATTAGGTAAGGAAC